CATTGTTAGACGTATTCTCCTAAGGAGAAATCCGTCTCATTGACTGGTCCAGTCAATGACCCGATTTTTAGATTTTTAATCTTCATATCGGGAAGTCCAATGGTCATCTCTTCGAGAAAACTACATTGGACTTGTACTCCATGAATTACCGTTGGAAATTTCATGGAGCAATCATACAGAAGTCCCTGTTCCACAGGTTTCTGTAGGATCGCTTTCATGTCTTCCTCGCTGAGGTGGACATGACCGCGAAAGGTGAGATCCCAAAACTTGGAATACCGCCTTTTAAAGCTTTCAGTATTAAATGCTGAAGACTTTGCCTGTCCAGAGAGAATCTCTTTGAACAGGAACGGTCGGAGTACTTGATCTTCGATCTCTTCGACCGTGAACAGCTTCAGACCTCGGAGACGGTTCTGTTGCTGTTTGGCTGAAAGGGTATCTTCGATACCCTTTTCTTCTAGCCATTCTTTCCAAGGGCGTCCTAAGGACATACCCTCGTAAAGATCTTGTAATTCGGGAATAATATATTCCTTTACAAGAGAGATTTCACCCTCTTCGAGGGTAAAACCTCTATAGCTTACATTAGAGGTAAAACCTCTTAGTAAAGCTAAATCTTTCCGACTCAATGAATCGGAGAGATAATCTACCAAAGCCGACTTCGTCGGGTCTGGGAGATTTCTGCATAGATCAAGGATATCTTGGTCCATCCAGAGTCCTAATCCGCCAAGGTTCTTGGGGAGAAGGAGATGCCAGAAAACTCCACTGGAGCGGTCTGGCAGTAAGGGACCCATTCTTTGAAAGAACCGGTCTCTTATCATCGATTTAAACTTGAAGTTATAAATCGATGGAGAAATCCATCTCAAGGTATTACCTAGAGAAATGGCCTTTCCTACGGCCGTATTACGGTCGTTAAAACTCTCGTTGTTCTTTGAACAGGGGGAGAGTAGCCTCACCTTTATTGAATCAATATGGGGAGAGGCTTCGTAGAACTCGAAACTATCGTTGATATTTTTCGGATTCCACGAAAGATTCCAGATATTTTTAATATCTAGGATCTTTTCACAGAATAATACGTGCTTCGCACTTATTCCGTGTTTCGCTTTAGATATAATTGTATTACATCTAAAGTGGTTAGCAGTGATCTTCCTGAGATACTCAGGAGGTCCGATCGCGATGTGATCGTCACCTGCTACAGCATAACAGCGCCAAGGTACTTGGACTGGAATACTGAAACTAACTTTCAGGTATTGCCTGATCGCTAGTTCTTCTACCGCTAGATTCTCTAGCGTTAGAATAGTCTTTGCGAGAGGTTCTCCCATAAAGACTCCTGATGTTGTGAAAAAGGCTTCGCCTAATTTCTCACTCAGGCATAGACGAGGTGTTTCCAACAACTCGAATATGGTCTCGGCGAGAGGGGTAAGATACCCCAATCCGTCGAGAAATCCCTTTAGTAGTCGCGTCGCGACCACTGGAGGGATTGTATCAGTAGCACTCGTTAAGTCGCTACTGAGACAAGCAAAGTTATCTTTAAAAGATGACCTTGCTTTACAGATCAGGTAGAGGTATTGCCATGCCTGATCTGTTCTCGCCATCCCAGCTTCTGCGGAAGGGTGAGAAGAGAGGAACCCACGTGTAACGTGGGCCATACTCTGTTGTAACACATAGAGCCACCATGGCCCTGTTGTTACAATTCGAGCCTTACATCCAGGTTCTGTGATTGTAAGAACTCGAAGAGGGATCCCCTCTTTCTGTAACTCATATTGCTTCGCAATATAAGCACAGCAAAGGATTTGTTCGCCTATGGCTTCATCAAATCCTTGGAAGAAAACCTCGAAACCTGCAATGGTTTCTCTGGTTCTCTGGCCGAATTCTGTCTCAGGATACCCGAGATAGGTTTCGTCTCTACACCAAGTTCTCCATCGGGGAACTCCTTTCTCCTCTCTGAGGACAGTAAAGGGTAGAGTAACCTCACCGTCTTCCTCTGGAATCACGGTAAGGATAGGGATGATGGAATCTTTGATTTCCATCGCCCTCCCTCCTTCGGTCACTGATCGTTGGAAGGATCCGGCAGTTGCTAACGATAAGTGAGCATTGCCGATCGGACCGGTTCCCGCTTTGCGGCATTTCCGGCCGATTATTCTTGCTGCCTGGTACAGGTCAGTAAGAATTTCACTATCAGGGAAATACTCCCTAGTAGTGATCCGCTTAAACTCCTTCAAGGACTTTAATTCGGTTCTCGAGTCGCCGGCTGGAAGCTGGCGACTCGAGATTAACTGAGAGAGATCTGTCAGATCTTTCTTAGTAAGATTCCCTTGGCGAATCCTCTGGATTTTCTCGAGGGAATCTAAGCAAAAGAAGAAGTTTTCAACTTCCTTCTTAGGCTTTTCCAGAGTCTCAGACTGAGAACTCTGGACAAATACATGGTTTCCATAGGATTTCCAGTATTTGACAGCTAAATCCATATTAAATATGGAGACAGCTATCGTCTTCTTAACAATATGTTTAAGAAGACGAAATCCATCCGATGTTATAAACATCTCAGGATTAAATAGTAATAGGGAGTCTACGACCCCTAGTACCATTTGTTCGACTCGTCTGATCTGGTAGACCGAACGAGAAGAAATAACTCCAGAGAGTTTTGTACCAAAACCCATTTCGGTTTCTAACCGTTTCTGGAGTTTCCGTCTCCCTCCTTCTTTGAAGAAGGGACGACGGTAACGCAAGCACCCTTTCAGGATACTTGCGTTTCGAGAAGGAAACTTATAGTCTCCATTCTCGAATAGGCGAGGGATATAGATTCTATATCCCTTGTCTAACAAACCTGCCGGGGCCCGAAGGTCCTCGGTTTGGATTTGTTTTGACATAGTGGGCTTGCA